AGGGAGAGGGTATATCTTATCGGTGCCGACCCTGAATATGATGCTGATCCAGAAGTGGCTATGATCTGCTGGCATCAGTCACCGAATGGATTAAAGGAAGCATTTGAACGATGTGAAGAATTAGCCGAAAAAGTGCAGGATTTACTGGCAAAGATAAACCCTCGAGATACTTTAGGAGTGCATCATTTCTCTACTCGCGTAGAGGAATATGTAGATTATGAATACGAAGAAACTTCTATGTATGGTGCCATCGTGGTCATCACTGCAAGGAAGTCAGAAACACATACAGACTAGCAAAAACAGGAGGTACTCAAAATGACACAGGCAAGAGGCGTAATGGGGCAACTTCTACGAAGCACCTATGTGGAGACTGCCTATAATTACAACCCAGCGTCCATGGCCTGCTTCAAACTGCCATTCAACACCTGCGACTTGAAATCAGACCAGACATTAACTGTTCCTGCAACCATCAGGGGCAGGAGAGATCCCGCTGAACCTATTGGAGGGAACGTCAATGTGGCTGGCTCTGTGGTGGTGCCTCTGGACAGGCACAACATAGGTCACTGGCTGAAGATGGCACTTGGAGCAGTAACCACCACCAGCACTGCAGGCAACCTGTACCAGCATGTTTTCAAAGTGAACAGTACGATGGCAAGCTATGTGATGGAGCAGGGCTGGACGGACATCGGGTTGTACCAGAAATTCAGTGGGTGCAAGGTTGGCGGCTGGGGAATGACCATCGGTGGCGAGGATGAGTTGACATTGAATTTCGACATTGTAGGTGCCCAGGAGACTCCCGCGGCAACCAGTGCGATGAGTGGCACAACTGAGTATGGTGTTGCCAGATATGGCAAATTCGATGCCACACTGAAGGAAGGCGGCACCACCCTGGCCACTGCAACCGAGGTCAGCTTTACGGTGAACAACAATCTGGATGAGAACATCTACTGTATTGACGGCACACCTTACAGGAACGACTTACCGGAAGGACTCTGCACCATAGAGGGAACCATGCGGGTGAAATTTGAAACGTGGTCCCTGTACATCTATGCGATGAGCCTGACGGAAAGGTCTGTTGAGATTGATTTTGCCGTTGGCAGCGACCAGCTCCAGATAGTCATGGATGAGGTGAAGTACAAAAGGATGAGTCCTGGCATTCCCAGTGCGGAAGGCATTTGGCAGGAGATACCCTTTCAGGCATTCTATACCGATGCTGCACAGGCAAGTGTGATAAGAGCCATACTGATAAACAGCATTGGCAGTTACTAGGAAAGTGAAGCCGCATGACTATTAAACTGACGAAATCCACCACGAGGCACCTTGTCGTAGTCGATGATTTGAAGTTCTGGATGAGGCCTCAATCAATCAAGGACAGGATAGAGGCCACACGGATAATCAAGGAAGCAGAACTGTTCGAGATGGACATTGCCCAGATCATCCTGGTTGACTTGATAGTGGTGCTCTGCATAGACAGTTGGGAAGGTGTTGAACTAGAGGGGCAGCCTGCAGAGTGTAACCTTGAAAACAAACTGCTCTTTGTCAGCCAGTGGCCACACATGGCACAGAGACTCACACGGGAATACAACAAGGTGTTAGTGAGCGCAGAGGGAAACTTAGAGAATTTGCTCGATGGTTCGGAGATGAACAACGGGCAAGAATCTGCAAGGACTGTATAAAACTGGCCAATGATAGGGGGCGTTTACCGCAATGCAGTAGATGCTCGATGAAAAAACCACAACTGACACTCGAACAGGATATTGCTGCATTCATTATTGGCAATATGGGGACTGCCTTACTGGATATTCATGGAAATCCAAATGTGATTTTGATTAAGACGTTGTTTGACTTAAATGAAGTACCTCCTGAAATGCAGTCACAAATGATGAAAGATATTATGATTATTTGTGATGAAATAAGGAACGCTGCCCGTGGCAAACAAAATCCAACTCATCATTGAAGCCGATGACCAGGCCAGTAGCAAGTTCAAGAAGATAGTTGCTGGCCTGGAAAAAGGCTTGTCCTCCACCGATACTGAAACCAAAAAGCTCACCAGATCAACTTCTGAATTAGGCAGCACCCTGAAATGGGCTGGTGCCTTATTGGGAACCTATTTCGGAGTCAGAGCCATCAGGGGCATCGGTGATGCTCTGCTAGATACTGGCCTGAAAACAGATAGGTTTGCCGCAGGCTTAAAAGGTGCCCTCGGTACAGTTGAGGCTGCTGGCGAAGCAATGGACTGGCTCAGGGATGTATCCGATGAACTTGGTCTGGTATTTGAAAACCAAGTGGGTGCATTCCAGAAGCTTGCCGCCGCTGCCAGGGGTACTGCCCTTGAAGGGCAAGGGGCCAGGGACATTTTCCTTGCGGTATCTGAAGCTGCAACCGCAATGCAACTCTCTGCAGATGAAACCAATGGTGCCTTATATGCCATAAGCCAGATGATGAGCAAAGGTACTGTAGCTGCAGAGGAATTGCGAGGGCAGTTGGGTGAAAGACTTCCTGGTGCCTTCCAGATTGCAGCCAGGTCTATGGGCATCACCACTCAAGAACTTAACAAGATGCTCGAGCAGGGTAAGGTCATCTCTGAAGATTTCCTGCCCAAATTCGCACGGCAACTGCACAAGGAATTAGGTGGTGCTGCCAAGGATGCTGCAGACACCACAGAAAGAAACCTGAACAGGCTTACCAACGAATGGTTCCAGATAAAGGCAGATATTGCCGATGATGTGATGCCTATCGTCAATGAAACCATTCAAGGCTTACTTGATACTATCAAGAGACTTGAACAAGAAGGCACTCTAAAGGCATGGGCTGAAGGCATTAGCACCGTGATGGGTGGTGTAGTCAAGGCGGCATCGTGGGCAGCAACAGCTATCAGTGACCTTTTTGGTAAGTCGTTAGAATTTCAACTATGGCAGAATCAGCAAGCCATGAAAGCAGTCAATGATGAAATTGGCAGGCTTGAGGAAAGGCTCAAAGATATACCTAAAGTTATTCAACCAGTAGGTGAAGGGCTTGCTAGTGTTGGCAATGATGCGGAAGTGGTCAATGAGCAATTAGCTGAAACCAGGTCTGAATTTGAGAAACTTGAAAGTGAACAAGATGGCCTTCTTGGTAAAATTTTAGAACTCAGGTCTGGTTTTGGTGAGATTAGCACTACAAGCATAGATGTCAATACCAATCTAAATACCCTCACCACCACTGTCACCAACCAGAAAGATGCCTTTAAGGAATTAGACCAGCAAGTCAAGGACTGGAATGAAACCTATAATGCATATCTGGAAAAGATAGGCGAGGAACGTGGAAGAGCGGGTGACTTTGGCAAGTTGTTTGGAGTGGAAACCCTTTTCCCAACACAAGAAGAGTGGGATGAATACCGGGAAGTCTATGATGAAAACCTTGAAGCGATAGGTGAAACCAATGCCGTCCATTACGAGGGTCTGACTGCAAATGCTGTGGCTTATTTGGAAAATCTCAAAAGGGAACATGAAAAAGCAGGCAAGGCAATTACCAAAGACGATGCCATCAACCAAAAGATACTACAGCAACAGGCATTACAAACTGCCAACCTTCAGATGCAGACTGGCCAGTTAGTCGCGCAGACAATGATTGCCATATCCGGTGAGGAACATGGGGCGTTGTTCTACATGGCAAGGGCTTTTGCTACCGTGCAGGCCATAATTAATGCCTGGTTGGCCTACACCAATGCACTTGCCAATATACCACCACCTGCTAATGTGCCAATAGCAAAATGGACTCTGGCATCAGGTCTTGCTGCTGCTGCCCTTATAGGTGCCCAGACCTTTGTAGGTAAACAAAAAGGTGGGTGGCTTGAAGGTGGCTCAGGCACCAGGGATGATCTTTATATCGGCACCGTAGGGCAGACTGCTTTCTTAGCTCAGGGTGGTGAGTTTATCGTGAACAAACAGGCGGCACAGGAAAACGCAGGACTGCTTGAGGATATCAATGCAGGCAAAGCAACTACAGTTCAGGCCTCTACAGCACCTATAGTGCTTCACAGTTACATCACCCTGGAATTGGAAGGTGAACGGTTGGGTGAATATGTAGATGAAAGGGTTTATGAAAGCAGCAAGGCAGGCAGAAGGATAGTACATAGCAGGGGGATAGTGAGCTGATGCAAAATGTACTTTTTCTCTATAACAATTTCGTTGATGTCAGTTCTGTATATGCCACCAGTGAGGACTCACTGCTACCAGCAACAAATCTGCAGCACAGGTTTCGCACCAAGGTGTGGGAAGTAAACTCGCCTGTTGCAGATCTTGTGGTTGATATGCAGGATGCCAGGGAAGTGACCACACTGGCAATGGCAAACCATGACTGGCAATCGGCACCGAATAGTCTTTACATAGAATTTAGCAATTCATGCGATGTGACTTCACTTGATTCTTTTGATGCGGCAAGTGGTCAGACTCAAGCAATCACCTGGGCAAGCATGTCTGCCACAACAGGCAACAGAGCTTGTTTGATAAAAGTATTCAGCCTCAATACTGATTACAGGTATGCCAGATTGAGAGTCAATGCAGATTCAATATGGCAGATTGGCAGGCTGTATCTTGGTGGTTTCATGCAGCCTACTTTAAATTATCTGCACAGTGGCTATCGGGTGAGAAACGAGGACGATTCCAAACTGTCAATGTCGGTGGGTGGCCAGGAGCATATTGACGAGATAGCACAATTCAGATCAGTTGCCATGAGTTTCATCTGCACCACCAGGGCACAAATAGACAGTTTTATGACCATGTTCAACAGGGTTGGCAGAAGAAAAGACTGGTTCTTATGCCTGGATTACGACAACAAGCCGAATGAAGATTGCTTGTACGGCAAGTTAGAGGCAGATTTGTCATGGACTCAGCCTGGTCCGAACCAGTATCAGGTGACCCTGGCATTCCATGAGGTTAGATAGTGCCTGACCAATTATTCTTTGATGGAGATGCACTTACCTTTGGAGCTGAATATCTCTATTTTGGTGACGAAGTAGGTGAAAGAGGTATTACTACCTTTGCCGATCTCATTGACGAGCCGAATGCCAACAAGGTCATCCTGGCTGAACTGTACCTGGCAGAAAAGTTAATAGGCTTTACCAGGGCAGGTGCATTAAACACTTATCAGAAAGACTATCTCAACGAAATCATTGAATTGAACGATGGCGGCAATACTCTTGTCAGGAAGGAAATAGAGGAATTAAAAGCAAACGGTACTGCGCTTACCGAGCGGTCCTCGGTGGCAGATGTGGAAAGCAATGCAGGGTCTTTTTTCCACGACCCTAATAAAAACTCATACAATGGTGTCAGCAACGGAGGGTTTACTTCCAGCACTGATGGTTGGGGAGTGCTTATCACTGGCACTTTAACTTCAGAATCCGGTGGTCAGTCAGGAAACTGTCTCCAAATAGAATCAACTGATTCCGGCACCAATGGTGCCGCACAGATATTAAGAGTTATACCCGGTGATACCGTGCAGCTTACCGTCTATGCCAAGGCTGGAACTGAAGCCACTTACAGGGTTAGGGTGCTGGAATATGCAGGTGGTACATACCTGTATGACAGTGGCAGCCTAGAGGAAACAGCAGGCGACTGGAGCACTCAAGTTGATTCCGGGGTGCTAACCATACCGAGCAACTGCACTCGGATAAGAGTCGAAATCTTTATGACCGCCACAGGTGCAAGTGATACTTTCTTTTTCGATACGGTGGTCTGCACGGTTTATCCTGCGAAACCAAGGATATATGTGCATACATCCGGTAGCAACGACCCTTCTCTTTACACAATGATAGGCTACTTCTGGCTGAGGCTTGCTACAGAGGGCATCATACTCAATGGATACTATTACGAGCCATACATCTCAGAGAGGGGAATGCCCAGTTTGAAACTGGAAAACCCCGATATCTACTGGGGTGTGACCCAGGTATCAGGCGGCAGTCTCAAACTGATCAACAATAGTGGTTTTTTCGACCAGATAAGCAGAAGGTGGTTGTGGTCAAACAAACAGATAAGGGTACTGCTTGGTGGTGAACAGTTACCATACTCGGAATACAAACTGCTCAGGACGCATCTGATCACCGACAAGAAATGGACCCGGGAAAGTTTCGACCTTACACTGAAACCCAAAATGCATGACTTTTTCCGGAAGGTGCCCACGGGCAGGTTCACTGTTGACGTGTACTCCAGCATGGACCCTGACCTGGAGGGTGAAATTATACCCATTGTTTACGGTCTGTGCCATTCCAGGGAAGCAGTGCCAGCATACTGTATGGCCATGAGTCATGGTTCTGACTTGTGGGAGATGAAATGTGCAGGTCATCAAATATCCAGTTTCATGGCAGCTTACATCAAATACAATGATGAGACAGGGTGGGAATCTGTGCCATTTCACAGTTCCAGCCTTCTCACTGCAAGTTTCAAGTTCCAAAGTGGTTCTTATGCAGCAGGAAGGCATGATGTAAAAGTTGCCATTGCTGGGGTGGTTTCCGGTGGCAGCTATCTGGAAAAACCACCACAAGTCCTCGAGCATTTCCTGACTACTTATTGCGATGTAGCAACATCTGATATAAGCAGTTCTCATCTGTCAACATCACTGGGCAGAACTGAAGCAACCCTGGCATTGCCCATCATAGAGGAAATGGAAGCACTGGATGTTATAGATGCTATCTGCAAGAGTGACCTTGCTTTTTTTGACGAGGATGAAGAGGGAAAATTCCGTTACAGGACATGGACTGCAATTGCAGCTACGAGTTTCGCCACCATAGATGAGAAACACGTTCTCAAATATGACGTGAGTGATGACGTTGAAAAAATATTTAAAGAAGTGAGGGTGGGCTACAGATACAACCCGATGGAAGAAGAATGGCTTTATGTGACCAAGGTTTATACACCTGGTGGCTATCTGTATGACCAGCAACTTACACTCACCCATGACACATATATCAACGACAAGTCCTCTGCAGAAAGGCTTGCTGAAAGACTTCTGCTGCATACCAGGCAACCGCCTGTGGAACTCAACTGCGATGTGAAAATGGCCATAGTTGATAGACTATTGGGTGATCAGATGAAACTTACCCTGGCAAGATCTCCTTTTGAAACCGCAGGCGGTTGGGATGACAGGGTGTTTGAATTGAGCAGGATTGACTTGTCATTCTTTCCTATAAAAACCAAAGCAAGGGCATTCGACCTCGGCCTGTTTGGCGGCAATGTTGGATATTGGGTGGCAAGTGACATCAGTTCCTATGGTGCTTATGCACCGGATAATTTAACGGATAAAGGTTTCTGGTCTGACAGTGCAGGATATGTAGTAACAGGAAGTGAAACCACTCTCAATATAAGTAACTGGTGGTAAGGAGCAGGTAAATGGCATGGGGTAGCAACACCAATCCGGTAGCAATAGGGGCGGCAACCAGAAAAGTAGACTATGACGACCTGTGGGACAAATTGCAGTATGTGAAGGATTCCGTAATACCCGCAACTACCAAGATGCTATTCGGGCAATCTTCCGCACCAACTGGCTGGACCAAGGATACTGGCACCTGGACTGACAACAGCATGATTGTGTTCACCACAGGTTCAATCAGTTCTGGTGGTTCTGATTCACCCGTTTCTCACAGTCATTCGCACAGTCATTATCTCAACAGGGGTAGTGTGGAAAACGATGTTGGCGACCTGGCAAGTATCAGTAAAGTTTATGGTCAATCTACAACTGGCAGTGAAACACTAGACATATACAGGAGTAGCGGGTCTGATGCCGATGATCAATACCCAATGCAAAGCGGAACCAATACTGATGCTACAACTACAAGCCCACTGTATCAAACAGTGATTGCAGCAGCAAAGGATACCTACACTTAATGAGACCACCATGCACCAGAGGGCTGCCTGAGTTTCAAGACGGATGCCCTAAAAGACCGTGGGATGCCGAGACTGGCGAAGGATGCCCTTTGTGGATAGAACGAGAAGTGGCCACCAGGGAAAACCCTATAGTCAGGGAAATGAGAAGGCAATGCGTTGACCGCTGGCAGTGGGATTTCCAATGGGCCACCCTTGGCCTGCTCGAAGGCAACCAGGCGGCTATTGAGCAGTTGAGAAATGGTCTTTTGTTTTATGATGACAAAAGCAAGACCGTACTGCCAAAGCCTGACTACGCCACGCTGGAACTGGTAAGGGATTACAAGCAAAGGATGAAAGAGATAGACGAATACGAACCGAAACAGTTGCCGCAAAAAGGAGCGGCTAATGAGTGAAGTTGGTGAAATAATAGGTTTATCTGTTGCTATTTCTGCAATATTAACCTTTATCGGAACTCGACTATGGGATGCCTGGAGTATGGGATGCCTGGAGAATGGAAAGCAAATACAGAACGAAAACTGATGCGAAAAAATGCATGGAAGAACGAGCCAAAACGGAAAAAGCCATATTCAGGGTATTGAGAAGGATGGAGAAAAGGCTTGCGCTAAGTAACCTTGTGATGCGCGACCTGGTGCGGGCAGTGCCTGAAGTCCCAAACAATAAAATAGAGCAATATGAAAAAGATTTAGATATTCAATTGGGTGACAGGAATTTCAGCATACCAGAAGATATATGAAGCGAGCTAACCTCATAAGGCTGGAGCATAGCGACCAGGAAACTGTTGGGGTGTTTCTCATTGACGGCAAAGTGATCTGTTTCACCCTTGAAGATGCAGACAAGGACAATGCACCCTTTTTCAGCAGGATTCCAGAAGGTACTTACAAGTGCAGTAAGGTTGAATCGCCCAGGTTTGGAGAGACTTTTGAAATACTCGGTGTAGTTGGCCGCGACCTTATCAGGTTTCACTGGGGGAATACTCACAGGGATACCGAGGGGTGCCCTCTGGTAGGAACGGAAGTCGGTTGGTTTGATAACGAGATGCCACCAGTGAGGGCAATACTTAACAGCAAGAAAGCATTCAGGAAATTCATGGCTAAACTGCAAGGCGAAGATGAATTTCAACTTACTATATTTTCAATCCACACATAGGAGGCCGTGATGGAAAACTTTGGATATTTTTTCATGCTGGTCATTGGTCTTGCTGCAGGATTTGGCATCGGCTGGTGGTGGAAGGGAAAGGGCAAGAAACTGCTTGAGCAGGAATACCTTGAGACCAAAGCAAGGCTGGAAAAAGAAAAGGACGATGCTGTCAGGCAATACAAGGAACTGGTGAAGAAAATAAAGGAGAAGATTTGAGTTTCGTTGGCAAAATATTCGGCACTGCAGCAGGTGAAACCGTCAAGGGATTGGCTGAAGGTGTCGGTGAACTGGCACTTGATTTAAGGTCTGCCATCACTGGGGATATGAGGCCAGAGACAAAAGCCAAACTTGAAGAACTTTATGAAAAAAGCAGGCAACTCTCAGAGCAAGGACAGCTTGCAATTAATGAAGCAGAAGCGCGGCATTCTTCGATGTTTGTTGCTGGATGGAGACCTGCTATTGGTTGGATTTCTGCGCTTGCACTTGGTTGGCATTATGTAGTCTATCCATTTTTCCTGTGGGTCCTGGTTATAAAAGGCAGCACTATGGCACCACCACCTCAACTTGCCTTGGAAGAATTATGGCCGATCATTACTGGAATGCTCGGACTTGCTGCCTATCGTTCCTATGAGAAAAAACATGGTGTGCAAAAGGATCATTGAAATGGCAGAAGAGAAAACAGGTATATTTGAAGAGGCGCCAGGAGAATTGAGTTCCATGAGGGTTTCCATGTTTATTGCTTTGCTTGCCAGCATTGCCTTTGGATACATGGAAATAAAGGCAGGTACTCCATTTCCTTATGTTACCACTATGTTTCTTGGTGCTGGTTTCGGTGGCAAGGTGGCCCAGAAATTCGCGGAGAGGAAATGATAAAGACCAGTGACGAGATAAGGGCCATACTTATAGGCACTTTCCCCGAGTTATCACATGAGCGCATCTGGCTTACTGATTCTAAATTTCTGCTGCCCACACCGGACGAGCTGCTTG